GAGTCCCGACATTAATTTGCGTATTGCTACGCTGGGTTATGTAGTCGTGTAGATCTTCCCAGACGCCGCTTCGTTCAATGACGAAAGCGTGTACTCAGAAATAATCATAGACCTGTCTGAGTCACCAGTTTTACTCAGTGCTTCAGTTTGGATAGGTCGCAGATAATCAACACTCCAATAGTCCATATCAAGCGCAAACACATTTACCGCAGACATGAATCGGTTAGCTACAATTTGTAACTGCCCAAAGTCTGAAATGTAAATGTCAGCCGCGCCAATAATAGAACCTGGCGCTACTGGCCCAGACGGTTGCGCATCACGATACTGCGTACCGATACCTGCAAACGCTGAGGCTAGCTGCTTGTTTGCGCTTCCGCACATAACAACACCAGGGTTACCGCCTGAGTTCCAGACAGCCGCTAGACATGCCTTTAACTGTACTTCGCTAAAAGCTGCTGCTGTTCCTGGAGTCGGAGCAGTTGCCGGAGCACCAGAAGTTGTCGGAGGTGTAGTAGTATCCGCACCTGACTGCGCCTGGTTAGTTGATAGCCAAGAACCAATGCCAGCTAATTGTCGAGCGGTGGTTGCCCCGCCAGCTGTACCGATTTGAAGACCAGTTAAAGCTGTCTCCATATCGCGTTTTAGCTCGCGGCCAGATTTTGAGATCTGATAGCTCATTTCATCAGCTCGACCCGCCGTTGAAACGCTTTGCAATGTTCCAGTAACACGAGGCACTTTAGTGCTGATCTGTGTGTAGTTGCCTAGACGGTTAGTCGCTACCGCTGTGTTAGTAGTCGCGTCGTCGCCTTCTATTTGTGCGTTAAGCGCAGCCGCCGTTAATGAGTCTGTTTGCCACTCATGGAAGGTTGCTGAAGCGCTACCGCGTTTTGCATTGGACAAAAACGGCGTATCCATAGGCGATATGTCGTAAATAATGTCCGATAAGTCCTCTCTCTCGCCTACTGCGAGGAAAGTTGTAAAAGTACCCGCTGGTGTAGCCATTAGGTTGACTCCTCTATTTACTTAGTCGATGTTTGATCATCGCCGCCGCATCTTCGGTCGAACCTGTTTTTTTAAGGTTTTTTCTTAATGCGCTTTCTGCGGTGACCGCTTGTTGTGCTTTCGAGCGTTTGGCACCAGGCGTTAAAACCTTAGAACCTAACTTAAGCACTTTCTTTTTGGCTACATCCGTTTTTCTCATAGACTTGTCGTACATCATCGCTTTGTGCGCTAACACAATGGTGCGGTGATCGTAGGAGCTGTCTACGTCTTGCTGGCTGTAACCTTGATCGAGTAAATAATTGACTAGCTCGGCCTGCTCGGCTTGGCGTGTTTCACTATTTTGCCACGATGGTAAAGCTGTCGTTAAAGCGCGATGCTCTCGCTCTATAACTTGGCTTAATTCTTTTTGATGCTGTTCACTGATAGTCGCTTTGTTTTGCTCGTATGCTTGAGCAGCTTGTTGGCGCATGGTTTGTAATTTGCCATTGCGCTCCTGAAATTCTTGTCGTTTAGCCGTCCATTCGGTCGGATTGTTGATACGCAAATTGTCCCAATCTATAGACTGAAATTCAGCCTGTAATGTTTGCTGTACCTGGTTTAAAAACATAGCGCCTTCTTGCGCTTGCCTTTCCATTGCCTCGGCCGCTTGTTGTTGTTGCGACTGTAACTCAGCTTTTAACGCTTCGCTTTCTTGCGCCAACCGTTGCGCACGCTCATTATTCTGAAACGTGTCCTTCCATTCGCCTAAGCTAACTTCCTTGCGCTCGCCATTAGCATCGGTTATCGGAATCGAGACATTGTATAAATCGGCTGTCTCAACGCCTAAATGTTCAGCTAAGTCGCTAATCGAGCTGACTTCTAACGCTTCTTCCTCAACCGCCTCTGCGGTTTCATCACTTGCTTGCGGCAGTTCTTCGGTTTGCTCTGGTTGCTCGGCTTGTTCTGCTGGTTGTTCTGTTTCGACCGCCTCTAGTTGTGGCGCTTCTGGCGCTGTTTCTACCGGGGCTGCCTCAGCTGGTGCTTCTGCTACCGGCTCTGGCGATAAACTCGCGCTAATACGTTCTTCAATACTTGGTTGCCTCTCAGCCATGATGTACTCCTTATCGCCTCTCAGCGTGTTTTATCAAGTTCCATTTGTGCCATTTTGCCGGTCGTCAATACGCTTTCAATGTGGCTAAACACTGAACGCGATGCGACTAACATCTGGTATATCTTTTCTCGTTCCTCACTTTGATTCATGCTGGTGGTTTGCCAGGCTTCTAGTAAATTGTTGGTGATCATTTCTCTTGTTTCGATGAATAACGGATTGCTCATTAAAATTTGCGCTTGGTGCGCACGCTCACGCTCTTTAATTAAATTGTTTTTATCCAATTTGCGTCACCTGGCCCGACTCATCTCGAATAATAGGTTGGTCGCCTACTTGTATAATTAGCCCTTGTTCATCCCGCACAATGGTTTTAGGCGATGATGAGCTTTGAGAAATAGCGTCAATCCGCTCGGCTATCTCTTGATTCTGCGCTAACAAACTCCCAATCAGCTCCCGCATTTCAGATAAGTCGACCGGCGATTCCGCTTTAGCTTCTGAGGTCACTAGCTTAGTAAGGTTGTCTAACTGCGCTTTGTATTGCGCGACCTCACTACTGCGCTCGGACTGCACCGCATCCAACTCTAAGTTCAAACGCGCCAGGGCTTGCTCGGTGTCTTGTTTTTCCATTTGTAGCTCTAAACTTGCGATCTTGGCGTCCGAATCGTTGGAGTTCTTAAACTGTGTTAATTGCGCTTTCATCCGCTCAATGTCGGCTTTTAACTGCGTTTCTTGCATAGTCAACTCTTGCTGGCGCATCTTTAACTGTTGCTCCATCTGCATTTGTTGCATTTTGACCTGGTTAGCGTCGAGCTTGCTTTGCGCTTCCATCATTAACGCTTGTGCGTGCGTCTTAGCTAACTCGGCCTGCATGTCGGGTTGCGGTGGTGCAGGTGGGATAGTTCTAGGATCTGTAAAATACGCACTTGGCTCTAAGCCAAACGCATCGGTCATATCGGCTAACGATTGATATAACTGGTGCGGCTGTACGATGGAACCTAACCCACCGGCTTGCACTTGCTCCATTTGTTTCGCCATGATTGAGTCGAGCGCTACCATGCGTCTTTCGCGTGATACCGTACCAACTCCCACCGTAATCGTGGTGTTGACACGCTCACGCCACTCACTAGGGTTAAACGCGCCAAACTGGCCCGATACATTAACCACCATTTCTTTGTCTTGGTGCGTCATTAATAGTTTGTGGATAAGTTTAAAGACTGTTCTAAACCCAACTTCAGCAACAATGCGTGCAATCAATTCGATTTTCATGCGTGCCGAGTCATACGCTAACGCCGCAACGCCTGTATTCACATTGGCTAGATTGTTTTTATCTAAGCCAGCCACCTCATCGCCTACGCCTGTACGCTGTTTGCGCACTTCATCCAAGTAATTGACCATGTTATAGGCTTCTGGAGGCAGGCTATTGTGTGGCATTGGCGTGATGTAACTGCTCGCACCGCCATCGCCTTTAAACCGCACCACGCCCCCAGGGCGCGAGGTCAGCAAGTCATCAAGGTTGACGTGTTGATCATTAACTGCCGTTCGGCTGTTGTTTGCTAGATAGGTGTTATCAAGCATGGAACGAGTCAATGTTGATTTAATTAACTGCAAGTCCATTGTCAGGTCTGCAATCGACATGCCGAAAAACTTGTGCGGCATTAAGATAGGACTAACGCAAGCAAACGGCACAAAATCAACTGGCTCTATACTTAACAATTGGCTAGATGATGAACTGTAATTGCCACCAGCCATGCAAACTTTCAATAATTCTGCGATGCCATCGCCGTCTCTATCCACATCAACGTAGCACTCACTGATCCAGTACATTCGCATCGACTCGGTTTCTGAGTAGTCGAACGGCATTTGTTCATCGGTATCATTGCGCCTGGCTAACTCTTCCGGCGTCAATACGTCGTCGTCAAACGGCAGACTGCGGATGGTGTCAATGTCATAACCCATCTGCACTAATTCAGTAAATGATTTTTGCGTCCTGTGGTAGCAGAAGTTAGTGTCCTCAGCGTAAGGACTTCTAGCATAACGCGCTATACCAAACTCCTCCGGTGGTACAGGCTCTATACGTATCCGGCCTTTTGAGATTGTTTCTTTAAAAGTGCAATCGTAACCTTGCTCGCCTTCTTCAATTTCTAACAGCTCGCGTTGCACGTTTGGATCCATCATTAACTGGCCTAACTGGATCTCATCTAAACCGGTGTAACTTTCTTTTGATTCTTCCGGCGTATCATCCCAATATATTTTTAATATGCCGGTCTTAGACAGTAAGGCATCTTTAAGCATGGTATAGGTGTTGTAGAAGCCGCGATTCTGTTTCCAGAAAACGTGATTGACCACCTCGGTTTCAATCTTAGCCTGCTCAATGTCGTCGCCGTTGACCGGATCAAACTGCACCATGTTATCCACATCAGTGAATATGCGTACTAGAGACGGCAACATCCACTCGACCGTTTCCATTACTTCGCGTGTTACAACACTAGAACGACCTTCGACCTCGTTTCCATAAGGCTCGCCGTAATAGTAATCTAGCGCTTCTGCACGCTCGTTTGATATATCACCACCATCACGCCCTGCCGCGTTGTCCATCTCTGATCGACATATCGCCGCAATCTGGTCGTCGGTTACTGGTTGTGCTTTAGCCATTAAACTATTCCTTGTTCGCCGTAATCCAACGGCTGCCAACTAATATTCGGTGCTTTAAACATCGCACCATAGCGAAACGAATCAGCGGCGTGAGACGCCCAATCGTGCTTCGGTTTTAATCTGAATGTTCTGTTCTTGTCGTCGTACTCGGCTCGATACTGGCGTAACGCATCTAAACCGCGCTTACACCGCAACTCATCAAACCAGCAATTCTTTAGCATCCGGCGTACTGCCTCAATGCCATCCTCAACTCTATCTGCCGCCATAACGTGCGGCTCTATGCCTAACGTCTGCAATGTTTGGACTCGTGTTTTACCTGTGTCTAACGACCTGGCTTTAACATCATGCGGAAAAACATGGTGCGAATACTGATAGCCGCCTTGTCGCTTGTCATCAAGTAATTGCGTGTAGTGGCTTAACGGCTCGCCTGAGTTCTCGTAGTAATCAATCAATCGCACCTCAGTGCCAACACGTTGAGCAAACCAAATAGCTGTACTGTCGCCAATACCTAAGTCCCACCAGGTTTCAACTTCTAACGCGGTATCGTGAGCCACTTTGCCTATACGGCTTTCTGTCTCTGCTTCCTCAAGCAATCGACCGTAATACGAACCCATGACCGCCGCTTGCCAGGAACACTCAAACTCTTGTCGGTATTGTTCTTCGGACATTGCTTTTTTAGCAGCGTCTAATTCTTCCTGCTCGACGTATTCAGTATCACTGGCTTTATGCAGCCTGACGTACCAATCCGAATCGTCTTTGACATCCTGGTACATGTCGTAGAACGCATTGTGTCCCATTGGCGTACCAATAAAGATGGCACCACCTTTCCTATCGGCTAACGCTGGCCTAATGACTTCTGGCCATAACCGCTCTGACATCTGCGCGTATTCATCCATCACGCAATCATCGAGATAAATGCCTCGCAACGTATCTGGCGAATCACCACCATATAAGCTAATGCGTGAACCGTTAGGAAAGTCTGCCCTTAACTCGGCTTCGTTGTACTTGATGCCGGGGATAGGTCGAGAGAATGTTTTAACCATATCCCAAGCAACACTCTTAGCCTGACGGTACAAAGGCGCAATATACGCAAACCTTGGATTTTCTTTTGTGCTAGTACAAGCCGCTTTAATCAGCTCATTCACCGCGAATACGGTCTTGCCGAAGCGTCGATGGCAAACTAATAATTTAAAACGTGCTGGGTTGTTGTGGGCTTCGCGTTGTAATGGCCGAGGGCTGTAAGGTATTTGTATGGCAGTCATTCGCGCACAATAATCTGGTATTCATCTTCAATGTCTTGCGTTTGCCACGGCGGTGTTTGTCTGCGCTCATCTGCGGAAAAATCCATTCGCTTTTGCACGTTTCGCGCTTCAACTTCACCTGCTAGCCTTTGGTAAGTGTCAAAGGCTAATTTGTTGCTGGCTTCAGTTCCAAGCGTGTCCATAATATGGCCGCGCAGTTCTTTTTGTCTGGCACGCAATCGCTGTAACTCAAACATTTCTCTGCGTGGCAATTTATCGCGCCTATATTGTACGCGACGCATGGCATTTTTTAATGCTTTTCTATCGCGCCTGGCTTCTTGCAACCGATCCTCAAAGTCCCAATCTCGCGCATTAAACTCAGCTCGTTTTTTGTCTGCTATATAACGTCCGGCTTTTTCTAACCATTCGCCTCGCGCTGGATGTCGGGCTGGCATTTTGCCAAACTCTCTATAAATGTCATCGCTGTATTTGTAATACTCGCCAGTATTAAAAAGAAACCTTGGTTTAGTGATGTTCTCGTAATGCAAAACATTATCAACATCTGCTAATTGCTGATATTCCATGCGCAATCTAAGCTGTTCTTGCAGTAAATCATCAGTGCTTCGACCTAATTTCTGTTCTAATTTTGTTATTTCATTGCCGTAGTAAAGATTTGCGTCAAGGACTGCTGTTGCTGGATTACCGCCTCGCGCAAACGTATCAAGCTCTTGCGCTTTATGTTGTAACTCATGCAGTAAAATGCTTTTTGTTTTTGTTGGAACATCAATTGTTTTAAATTTTCCGTCACCTGCGTACCATCTTTCTGGCTGTAACGTAATAAGGTTTTCTGCTCGATTAAACGAGCCTTGTTCGTTTCCTCTTGCAGTATTGCTATCAGGCATATCGAGCCTAACTGGTGGCAACCTTGTTCCAGACAAACCTTGCTCTGGATTAGGTTTAAAATAATTATTTGTCACGTCATACTCTGGATGCTGTAACACGTCTGTAACGTCGCCGCTAAACGGTCGCTCTGGAATCGTAACAGTTGCCGCGCTGTCATCTAACTCGGTACGCCATTGGCCATCAACCCCACGCCCCCAGCCTGTTTCACGCCAGATATAATCTTTTGTGCTACCAGTTCGTTCTAATTCCTGCGCACGCTCTAAGTCTGCCGCTCGGTCTATCGGCGCACCACGCGTACCAACAAATATACTGCGATTCATTGCGTAAGGATTGTCGGCCTGCAAACGATTTAATGTGGCCGCTTCGGTAAACGCATCTGTCCAGCTTGGTATTTCTGGCACAACATTATCAATCGCTCGCGCCGCTCGTGCCGCACCGCTAGGCGCAAACGGTAAACCTGGCGCTAATAGGTCACTGGCTAACCCTGTCCCCAGGTTAAATGCTTCTTGGTCATCGATGTTTAACAATCCTGTATTTACTACACGATCAACGACGTCTTGTTTAGTTGGGCCAAGAATACCCAAACCTTGCAACGCCTTAACCATTGCATCGTCTTGAGTAATAGCAAATAGATCACTGGGCAACCCTGCAACAGCAGAAGGAATGCCCACCGACAAACCTTGGTACCAACTGGGATTCTTTAATGTTTTAGCTGCTGCGCTTCGATCTGTTGCTAAACGCTGGGGCTGACTAAAACTAACCATTATCTTTCCATTCAAACGTGATCACTGGCGGTTGGCCTTCCTCACCATGAATTGCTTGTGCTGGCTTCCCATCCACCCTATCGCCTAACTCTTTAATCGCAGGCAATTCACCATCCAATGCTAGTTCTAATAGCTTTTCAGTGACTTTGTTCAACGCATCACCGCGAGAGATACCACGTCCCTCGTATTGCTTTACTGTTCGCATTAACGCTGCTCGATACTCTCGATTTTCTTTACTAGCGTTTTGGTTACCAGGTTGTGCGCCTCTCGACCTTACTGGTTCTTTCGTATCCATTTGTTTTTTTCTACAAATTATTGATTAAATTATGTTTTTTGTGATCCGCGTGGAACATCACCAGGCTTTACAGCTCCAATACCTAGCCTTAGTCTTTGGCCCAGGTGTTGCGCAGTTATGCCTAGCTCTAAAATTACTTCTGCGTCCAGGTTGGTCTTTCTTAATCCTCATATTAGGATCGCCAAATGTCACTCGGCGTACCTTCCCACCTTCCTGCACAAATACTTCGCTTTTCTTTCTGCCGTAACTGACGTCGCCTTGGCGTATTCTTCTTGGCTTGTTTAACGTAACCGTCCGGCCTCGATACTCAGCCATTACTTGCCTACTTTTTTCATCGCAATCTTATGCGACTCAGTGAAGGTTTTACCTTTCCGCATGGCTTTACGCATTTCAGTCATATGTTTAGCCGTATGATGTTCTTTATGGCGTGCTAAAGCATTTTTCTGTCGTATTGTAAGATTCATTAGGCGTATCGTTTTCTAGGCTTTGCTTTTGGTGTTTTGCGAGCTACTTTTTTTGTGCTTTTTTTTGGACGGCCTCTAACTTTGCCGTAAGTCCCTTTTCCATCTGGCATCAAACTCTCCTACAATAATAAAAATAACTCATCGTCATCTAATAACTTCTTTTGCCAAGAATCAGCACGCATTTTGCTGGGGCCAGCCAATCGGTTATCAATACGTTTGGTTTTGCGAGTAATTAATAAACCTA